TACTGAATATTGATAACTTAGGTAATCAATATTAGCGGATGTTATTGTTCCAGGGGATGCAGACACAACCCTTAGAGTTTGTACAGCACCGCTTAATGTTTTATCAGCCTCAATCGCGGTTTTTATTGAAGTTGTACCGGATGATTCAAGTAAACCATCCAATCTTGATTGTCCATCTTTTTCACTCATTCTACCTACTACAACAATTATTTGGCAGGTAGCAGAATCAAATCCTCTATTTAATGTATAATCATAATTCATTGATAATTGGCCAACAATTGCAAACGCATTATTGGTGGGTATATTTGTAGAATCAGGTACATAATCAAAAACGCGCATACCGCTTATTGTGCTTAAAGCGTTTTTTAAATTAGTTCTAACTGTGCTGGGAATCATGCAATAACTTCTTTTTTGTACGCTCTGACCATGGCAGTTACATCTCTACCAATTGGCGACATTCTAACAACGCCTAAATCACCTAGTCCTAAAATGCCACCTGGCGCATCTTTACGCTTGTATAAATCGGCGGTAAGAATTAGACAAGCCATGTTCAAATCATCCGGCACTGAAGGCCATCCCCATTTTGCGGTTACTTGAACGCCTGGGCGTAATCCATTTTGTGTTAATCCTGGAAATATTGGCCAAGTTTCAGTATTGGATACCATTGTTAATTGAGTATAAGGCCGATTTAAAGATGGGGCAGTTAATGGGTCTAAAATGTAATCTTGATTTAAAGTTAAAGTTTTGCTAAATGTACCATCTCCACTTGAATCAGTTTTTACAATTAAACCTGATGTAGACCCAAGATCATCAATATAAACAAAAATATCTGAGTAGGCGCGGTAGAGGCGCGCTGATGCCGTAGCATCTAAATAAAATCTTCTATTAGCAATCCGATCAATTGACCTGGATGCTGATTCAATTAAATCTTCTAACAGGTCATTATCAGTATTATCTGATATAGACATGTAGTTTTTAATTTGAGTTAATGTTGCGTATCCATTTGTTATAGCCATGATTGGTATCCAAATCCTGTATCGCCCTGGGACATTAGACAAACTCCATTCTTTGAATACCAATCATAGTTAGAATCCAGGCCACTGGAAGGGTAGCGGCCTGGAAACTTATTTGTTTGTTTAGAAGGTTGGTGCGGCCAATCCTGTACCGTTAATTTGTGCAACTGCACCTGGATAACGGAGAGATGTAAAGGCTGACATACCAAACATAACAATGTTGATTGCAACCTTGCCGTTTGGCTCTTCAAACTTAACATAAGTAGGTGAACCGGCTTCTTCCCAAAGATGGCACTCATTAAGATCAACCACAAAGATTGTATCTTGATTTGTACCTGCACCAATATTTGTTGCAACATTCGCATCAGTAATAATTGGCAATCCAAGAATTGAATAACCGCTATTGCCGTATTGTGGTGTTCCATTGCCTGTTCCAATTGCGTTCATTGGATTGTAAGCGTTTGGTACTACAAGTGGGCGGTTTGAACCATCTACTCCAGCCAATAGGAAACCTAAGCGGCGTGGGTGCATAATGATTGCGTTTGGATTAGCATAAATTGTAGATTGAATCTGTTGGATTGAATCCGCAATTTTTGGATAAAGGCCTGCAACTGTACCTGTGGTTGCTGTGTAAGTAACCAAGATACCTGTTGTCATTCCCTTTAGACCTAATGGTTGTCCATTTGATCCTGATCCATTTAGAAGCGCATCATCAAGTTTTGTGTGATAAGCGCGTAGCAAATCTGCTAATACAATGTTTTCAATATTGTATCCGCGTAGTAATGCTTGTTTTGAAATGCTGTTTTGTCCAGCGATTGTATTTACATTTACTGTCAGTGTTGTGTCATCAGGATCAGTGCTTACTGCGGCAGTGTTTTCTGATGTTTGATAAGCCACATTTGTACCAGTTGTGATACGAGATATGACCACAGACATGCCCTGTGTAGGTAGTGGATGCTTGCGTGCGGCATCAGCAAACGGCCTACCGGCGCGTGCTAATGGTGCATATAGATCAACTAGATATTGTGGTACTACAAGGCCTGCAAAGTTACCTGAATCAGATGCACGCTTTTCAACAGCCATTTCTTTTTGGTGGCGTTGGATACGCTCTGATGCTTCATAATCATTTGCAAATTGTGCTTTTAGTGCATCACCTAAGAATTTATCTGCGGTGCGCTCTGAGTAAGTTAGTTCTTCGCGTGTAACAGTAAAGCCACCTGCGCGTACTTCCTTCTTTGGCTCAACATTCGCATCAACCTTAGCGGCCAAATCTGCGGCCTTCTGATTGCGAATTTCAATATCTGACATCTGCTCAATTCTTTCATCCAACTTTTTGATCTCCAAGTTAAGGGCTTCAACATTAGCCAACTCAACTTCTGACAGATCGCGTGCTTCTTCTGCGGCACGGTCTAAGGTTGATTGAATTAGAGATGTCTTTGTTTCGCGCTTCTCTCTTAGAGAAGTAAGAAATGTATTTGACATAGTTCTCCTATTAGTAGTTTTTGTAGTGAGAAGGTGTGACACGCCAATATGGGGTCAGGTGTTCTACGACTTGTGCTGATTATATCTCTTTTTTTAATTCTTTTAGTATTTCCAACGCCGTGTTAAATCTTGTTTTTTCTTCAACCACATCATTGGTTTCATTTCGGCTTTCACCGTATTCTGAAATGTTTATTGCGCTTAGTTGATCATCTGCCTGAGCCTGGGTTTTATGGCAACCCATTAACTCATTAGTATCAGTTTTTACAACCGCATACCCTTCACAATCAGGATGGTTACTTACTACGCTGTATGGCATCTAATATCTTCCTTGCCTCATCTAATCTAGGGGTTAATTGTGGTTGGCCTTCACGCATACCGGTAATGCTTGCCATTTCACCATAAGCACCAAAAGTCACAAGTGACACTTCTGCTAAATGTGCTTTAAGCCTTTCCATTACACCATCAGGCCTTTTCTTGTTTTTGATTGGCATAAATCCAACACTTAATTGATCTAGTGCGCCATCTTTAACTAATTCTAACGCTTCATCACCTTCACGCGTTTTTGAAATTTTAAATTCAGCATAAAGGCCATCTTCTGTTTCCTTTAACAATGTGGCACGGCCTAATACATTATTTTCACCATGACCCCTAAGAAGTTTGACCCGGTGCGGTGCTTTAATAACTTCTGAAAATACACCTTTTCTAAAAACTTCAACCATAGTGCTAGTTATGCGTTGTTCTTTGTTATATGGCACGGCAATGCCAAAAATGGTGCGGCCATCACTGTTAGCACGCAACTCTAAATTTACAGAGTAATTTCTGTTTTCCATTTTTTCTTCAGACATAGTTATTATCCTCTACTGTATCTTCAACATCATCTTGTAATGAAGTTTCAACTTCAGGGTTCATATCTTCTTCGTGATCCATAGGATCAAGATTTTCATAATCTCTTACTTCATCAACAGTTAAAAAGCCATTAGACAAAGCCACTGCATAAGCATCATATCTACTTGCAGTATCAGTTTTTAGTAATGATTCATATTCAAATGCCGCAACTTGACCCCTAACAAGTAAATCAGAAAATGCCGCTTCTATTCTTTCGGCTATTGGTTGAATTGACCATTTGACTAATTGTAAATTTTCTTGTTCAACATTTGAATAAGTACGGCTTGAATTAGGTGAACCTAAAAAGTAAGGCGGCAACCCTAGGATGTTAGCCGCCTCAGTTAATCCGGCTGTTTGTGCCTCAACTAATTGAGATTCAGCCGCGTTGCTACTTAACACTTCAAAGTCAGTAGATGAGTTCATAACCACAGGTGATCTGTTGCGTGATGAATACATTGCCATCCACGCGCTCTTTAACGCATCCGCTTCTTCTTGTGTTAAATCCGGATTGGCCGATTTAATAACGGCGGTAGGATTTACGCCACCATCAAAGTATCTTGCGGCGTATTCATTGATTGCAATTTCTTTACCTAATGCTTGTTTGGCAACGGCTAGAATACCTTTACCTACCAAATCACCAGGCATTGTAAAATTTTTAATGTGCATAATTTCTGATTGATCATAAGATTTTTCATCAATCTTGTAAATAACACGGCCATTCTCTTTTGCTACTTGCACGCGGTCAGGTGATACAGGATAAATTGAATCAGGTAATCCATTAGCACCCGGTTCACCTAACACTGCAATATAATTACCATGAACAATTAAAGCGGCGGCCATTGCGCTAATTGTTTCCATCCTTGTTTCATTTGGCACTGGGCGCATCAATATTTGTGGTGTTGGCACTACCTTGCGTTTGTTACGGTATGCACAAAGCGGTAAAGCACCAATGGCATCACTAATTAA